CGCCAATTAATTCGAGAAGCCCTCGAAGAAGCCCTTAAACATCACAACGTGGAGGAAAGCCGATGACCTACTATCATCAAGCCGCAGTACAAACTTACGCTCAGGCTAAACGCCTGTATGGTACATGCCGTTTCCCTGACAAGGGCAAGCCAGTCAAAGGGTGGTGTCGCCTACATAAAGTAGGCGAGAACTTTGAACTGCGCATGGACGGCAAAACTATCTGTGTCTTTGCACCTGACAACACGTTGACGTTTACTATGACAAGTGCTCAAGCAAAGAACTATTCCGTCACACTAAGCCAAGCACTAGCCCGAGCGATACCTATCGGATGGGAGAGGGTAGCCCTTGGTCGCCATCGTGTGATACACACTAAGAGAATAAGTCATTATGGTGGTACGCCTCGGTGGGAACAATGGCGAGAGGCTATGAAGGCTGAAGGTATCGAAGTATTCAACGGCATCAAATTCAATCTTGATACTGGTGAGTGTATGAACGCCAAGCCAACCACTGATGCACAAGTTGTTCCTGCTAAACGTACCGAGTGGTTACGAGCCTTGCGTGTGTTCAAGCGGGGACTAAAGGTACGTGCCAAGCTAGGTGTACTAGATACCATCTGCCAAGATGTTATGGCAGAACGCAAACTTACTAAGACTAGATACGACTGGGTTCAACCTGACTGGTCTAACGAAAAATGGATTGACTTGTTGTTCAATTCAATTAAAAATAACCAACACCCAACAGAGTTGCTACAAGGTTTTGTTCAGAGCGTAAGGACGTACCACTACACCACTATCAATAAAGAGACAACGCTAGAAGCGGCTGATAGTGTATGTGCTGAACTAAGCGTACAACTACGCCGTAAGTTCGGTGTGTTCGGTGATGGCGAAGATGAGTATGGTGCGATATACAAATCCATAGAGCGAGAGAAAGCGCAGAGTGAAGTGTCCTAATTGTGGTGGTAATACAGAGGTGCGGGAAACCCGCTCTCTGTTTGACCAATCTGTGAGTAGACGAACGAGAGACTGTCAACGATGCGAACTCCGCTTCAACACATACGAAATAGACGATGCCCTATGGGGCACGATCAGCAAGCACATGCAACCCCATTCCAAGGCTGTGGTCAAGCGCAGAGGATTAACCCTGCGCAACTTCAAAATCGTAGAGCGTTTGAAAGCGGGGGAGAAACATCTGACTATCTCTATCGACTTCAACCTAAGCCCCAACATGGTAAGCACCATAGCAAGACGCATGGGTATCCCATCCAAGCGTATGAGAAAACCTTTATCAACGCACGTAAGTGCAAAACCTAGGAGGGGAAAGTGAAAAAAGAAAGAGCGACAGAGTTAGCACGACTATGGGTGTCGCTCAAACAACTACAACCTTATGCAGATAAGTATGGTGTAGGTAGTGCATGGCGGGAAGCCTATACATATCGTACGAGAGATGCGATATACAAAGCGTTTGATGCAATGCACGGACACAAAGACTCAACAGGATATGCGTTAGCGAATCTAATGTGGAACGCATGGGCAGTAACAAATGATGTAGCACGTAGTCCTAACATGGTATCTTTTGTTGAGGCAGTATTAACATTGAGTGAGCAAACATTTCTTAAACTTGAAGGAGAATTAAATGAAAAGTAAATCAGCGAAAGTAACAGAGTATTTTTTGAAGCACCCCAATGCAGTACCGAAAGATGTTGGTGCTAAGTTCACGATGCACATGCCACAGGTGTACGGCATACGTAAGCGTGTGCTCAGTGGTTCTATGCTAGGTGATGTAGCCAATCCGCAAGTCACGACCGACGCGGTAACGCAGACTGCCGATCTACAACAAGTTGGTGGTTCACACTACAAGAACATGGCCGTGCAACCTTGGGTAGCGATGGAATCATGGATGACACCCGAACAGTTCGCAGGTTTCCTACGTGGCAATGCTATCAAGTATCTTGCACGATGCGATGTTAAAGGTGGGCTTGACGACATCAAGAAGGCACGGCACTACATCGACAAACTTGTTGAAGTACGCAATGATGAGTAATTACTCACCAATGTGGGCGAACAGTATCAGTTCAGCCGCACCAATTACGTCGACACTGACATTGGCAAACGGTGGCAATGAGCATGAAAACCTATCAGTCGAAGACCTGCGCAGATTTAAAGAGATGTGCGGGTTGCTCGACTACATTGCTTCTGTTGACCCCAAGTTCAAGGAATATGTGACGGCGTACAGAGCAAAGAAAAGGATACTGGAATGATGGACATAGTAACCATTGACTTTGAAACCTACTACGACAAGGAGTACTCCCTGTCTAAGATGACTACAGAGGCATACGTACGTAACCCTGACTTTGAGGTCATCGGCGTAGGCGTGAAGGTGAACGACTACCCCACAGACTGGTATAGCGGGGACAACGTGGGGAAATTCCTCAACAGTCTTGACTACCGCAACAAGGCAATCCTCTGTCACCATACTGCGTTCGATGGGGCAATCCTATCGTGGCACTTTGGCATCAAGCCTAAGCTATGGCTTGACACACTCAGCATAGCAAGACCCTTGCACAATCTCACAGTAGGAGGAAGCCTTGCCGCACTGACTACCTACTACGGACTAGGCAAGAAGGGTGATGAGGTTGTCCAAGCACTGGGTAAACGTAAGGCAGACTTCACACCCGAAGAACTTGCACGATACGGAGAGTACTGCAAGAACGATGTGGAGTTGACCTATGCTTTGTTCAACAAGATGAAGAAAGGTTTCCCTGTCAGCGAGTTGCTGGTCATTGACCAAACGCTACGTATGTACACCGAGCCGACCATCGAGTTGGATGTGCTTCTCTTACGTGAACATCTTGAGGAAGTAATTGCCCGAAAGGATGGACTGATCTCAGACATGGGGTTGACTGGTGTCACCAAGGAAGCGTTGACCAAGACGCTAATGAGTAACGAGATATTCTCCAAGTATCTTATTAACCTTGGCATCGAACCCCCGAGTAAGGTCAGCGCACGTACAGGCAAACAGGCGTGGGCATTTAGTAAGACGGACAAGGCGTTCACCGACTTACTGGAACATCCTGATGAGCGTGTGCAGAACGCAGTAGCCGCTCGCTTAGGAGTCAAATCGACCATCGAAGAAACCCGAACCGAAGCCCTGCTGGGTGTCGCTCAACGTGGATGCTTGCCCATCATGCTCAACTATTATGGTGCACACACAGGGCGATTCAGCGGTGGCGATAAGCTGAACTTACAGAACCTACCTGCACGTGGGAACAACAAGATCAGGCGGGCACTACGAGCACCCAAGGGACAAGTTCTTGTGGCTTGTGATTCGTCACAGATTGAGGCCCGAATGGTTGCGTGGATTGCAGGGCAGGAGGAGTTAGTCCAAGCGTTTGCTGAGGGGCGGGATGTATATAGTGAGTTCGCATCCGATGTGTATGGGCGCAAGATTACCAAGGGGGACAAGATAGAACGATTCGTAGGTAAGACCTGTATCCTTGGTCTTGGCTACGGCATGGGCGCAGAGAAGTTCAGACGTACCCTTGAGATAGGACAAGGTGGGTTGAACGTAGTGATCGACCTTAACGAAGCTGATCGTATTGTGCGACTCTACCGACAGAAGAACCATAATATCGTGGCACTATGGCAGAGGTGTGGACACGCACTGACCGCCATGACTCAGGGTGGTAGCGGCAACATACATCCTTTGGTTAGCTACGACAACACAGGCATCACACTCCCCAACAAGTTGCAGATTAAATACCCTGCACTACGCCAAACCAACAGCGGGTTTGAATACATCGCTGATGCACGTACCTACCGCAAGGCAGTTAAAGATCGTGTGATTACTGGCACAACGGATGAGATAAGTTGGACTCGTATCTACGGTGGCAAGGTCACAGAGAATCTGATTCAAGCCCTTGCTCGTATCGTTGTGTCTGAACAGATGACTGCCATTGGTCAACACTATCATGTGGCTTTTCAAGTTCACGATGAGATCATCATCACTGCCCCTGAAGAACAAGCGCAACACGCAGAGAAACTTATTGTCGAGATCATGTCTACCCCTCCAAGCTGGGCAAGCACGTTGCCAGTTGCATGTGAAGCGGGTACTGCAAACAACTATGGAGAAACCTAATGACACAAGAACCTTGGTGCATGAAG